TTTGGAGGCATGGTGTATCACGCAGGACTAACCACGGAACACCCAGCCAGCCATGCTGGCTCGAGAGGTTCCCTCGAAGCCTTCCACCTGAACGAGCGATGAAATCCCGATCTGGAGATTCCGCACGTCGAGAAGGTGAGCCGGTCCAGGTATCGGACGTGCGCCCTGCGGATCGGGCCGAGCTCTATGTCTGCGGATGAGCGGAACATCTTGCACATCTATTGCGGCGATTAGTAGCGCAAGAGGCGATGTCTGAGGTAGGCTGTACCCTGCAAGCATCCGAGGGAATGGGAGACCTCATGCAGTACCAGATCAGCATTACAGTCCAGAGCGCGGCCGACCTCTATTTCACACTGCATACCCTGATGGGTGACGTGAGCCTGGTCGGCACGTCCGTGACTGACACCATCGAAATTCGGCCGGTGTGACATGGCACTGGAACCGCTCTACTACGTCATCATCGTCCTGCTCATCGTGGCGCTGATCGGGCAGCAGCTGGCGCTGCAGAACTGGAAGCGCGCCGCCGCCGACTACCGCAAGGCTCGAGACGCATGGAAGCGCCTCGCCGGCGACTACGACCACCATCAGATCGGCCGCGACCACATCAACCGCCAGCCGCTCCCGGAGAGGACCGAGGACCAGTGACTACCTTGACGCACGAGCTCTACGTCCGGCTCGCACAGGCACGCGAGATTCTCCGCGAGTGCGGCTGGCAGCAGCACACCATGGGCGATGCGCAGGACGGCTACTGTCTCACCGGCGCCATTCGCCGCACCGGCCTGGACGGCCTGCACATCGTGCTGCGCCGCCTCGTCGCCCTGCACATTGACGAGCCCATGGTGGAGCTCTACAACGACATGAAGCTCAACAACCGGTTCGAGGCGATCCAGACGCTCGACTTCACGCCGACGACAGCCATGCTCGAGCAGGCGTATGGACCGAACTACGAGGCCGTCGTCGGGCTCATCCGCCAGCTGGCGCACCTGACGGATGAGCAGTCCGACGCGCTGCTCTCCACGTGCTCCGAGGCCCAGCACGACGCACAGCTGCGAGCGCTCTCCGCAGTCAAGACTCATCCCGTCACGCACCAGTACGTCGACGTCGTGCTCGAGGACGTGCACGCCGAGCTTGCATGGTCGGGCGAATGTTGGGCCGTCATCGACCAGGTGGCCGTCACGCAGCTGGCGTGGGACGCGCTGAATCGTGGCGAGCTCTCCATCAGCATCGATGACGTGGCGCCGGCAAACGCCCTGTTCGCTCGAGCGATCGGCCTTGACAAGATGGAGACAGCATGACACCCCGAACCAACGCCAGCGCCCGCAAGGCGGGCTCCAGCTTCGAGCGCGCACAGGCTGATGCGCTCGCCGAGGCGCTCGACGCCGACATCGACCGGCGCGTGAAGTACGGCAACCAGGACCGCGGCGACATCGGCGGACTGCGCAGCATGTTCGGCGAGCGCGTCGTCATCGAGTGCAAGAACACGACCCGCCTCGCCCTCGGCACCTGGATGAATGAGGCCAGGCTCGAGGCAGGCAACGACGACGCGCCCATCGCCCTCGTCATGCACAAGCGGAAGGGCATCACCGATCCGATGCGACAGTACGTCACCATGGAAGTGCGCGATCTGCTGCGCCTCGGATGGAACTACCGAGGGGAGGAAGGGCTGTGAAGGAAGCGATCATCAGCGCGATTGAGCAGCACGCCATGAACCGGCCGCGCTCGCTCCAACAGCGCCCTGGCCCCTCGGACCTCGCGCAGGACTGCGACCACTGCCTCGCCGCTAAGCTCGCGGGCTGGCAGAAGCGCCCCGACCCGGCGTGGCTCGCCTACATCGGAACGGCCGTGCACCTGCAGGTTGCCGAGGCGATGCCGGCGCACTGGCAGTCCGAGCTCGAGGTCACGGTCGGCACCCTCGGCGGCGAGCCGATCACCGGGCACCTGGACCTGTGGATTCCAGAGGCGAGCCTCATCGTGGACTTCAAGACGGCAGGCGCCGCGAAGCTCGCCGACGCGCGCAAGGGCATCGTCCCGGAGCACTACCGCCGACAGGTGCACCTGTACGCCCGAGGCATGGGAGGCACGGCGCAGCACGTGGCTCTGCTCTTCCTGCCTCGCAACATGCCGAGTCTGTCGCATGCGGTCTGGTGGACCGAGCCCTATGACGCAGCGCTCGCCGACTTCACCATCAACCGCGCGCGCAAGATTCATGCGCAGCTGAACCTCGGCGTGCCGGTGCAGGAGTTCGACCGCGCCGAGGGCTGCTACGACTGCCCGCGCTATGACGATGCACCCGGCATCATCACCGGCACACTCAACGACCTATTCACCTGAATACAGAAGGGAACCTGACCATGGGAACACTCGAAGAACTCACCGAGAAGCGGAGCGGCATCAAGCTCGGCATCGGCGAGACCATCACCGGCACCATCACGGCGACGAGTTCGCAGCAGTCGATCAACTTCGACACACAGCAGCCCGACACGTTCGACGGCGGCGCGCCCAAGATGCTCGCCGTGTTCGTACTGCACCTGGACGGCGCCGAGGACGAGCAGCCGCTCTACGTGCAGTGGTGGGGCTCGCAGCGCTACAACCTCGAGAAGGGCCTTGCAGCGTTCAAGGCGGCGAACGGGCGCGGCCCTCAGCCTGGCGACCGTATGCGCGTGCAGTACGTGCGCGATGAGACGCAGCAGGACCGCGACGAGCGCGGCGTGAAGCGCACACCGCCCATCCCTGCCAAGCTCTACCGCTACGACTTCAGCGCCGGCGTGCCGGTGGCACCTGAGCCTGCACAGGGATATGGCGATGACACGCCGTTCTGAGCCCAAGGCCGGCCAGCCCGACGTGTTCCGTGGCGTGGCGGCGACCATCGCCGAGGTCGGGCCATACGACGAGGGGCACCGGTGGCTCGTGCTCGACACGCATGAGGGCATGAAGCGCATACCTGATGACCACCCGGCGCTGAGGTTCATGTCGTGAGCGCCAAGCATCAGACCGCAGAGTGGCAGCGCCTCGTGCGCACCATGAAGCCACGTCTGATGACAGCCCTGCCCGCACCCTGCCCTCGGTGCGGGCGGGCCATGCTCAAGCAACACCGGCTCGACGTGGGCCACATCAGCCTCGACCCTGCACTACGCAACAGTCCACAGAACGTGAGGCTCGAGCATCGCAGCTGCAACCGCAAGCACGGCCAGCGCATCACCACAGCCCTGCGCACAGGGCGCAACCAGAAGAGGGAGAGGCTACCGCAGTGGTAGCCAGGAGGACACCATGACCATCTACCATCTCATCATCCTCGGCCTGCTCGCGCTGGCACTGAGCCTCGCCCTGCTGTACCTCGTGATCCGCCTCGCGGTGACGCACGCGCTCACGAATGTGAAACGAACTTCGGCGACACGCCGCCGAGGTTTTTGACAACGGCTGAAAACTACCCGCTTCGCAGCACAAAATCTCGCTTGGAATCCATGCAGACGAATACGATTGAGGCCGGTGCCGCGCTGTTCAGGTACGAGCAGCGCGGCCGGACCCTGAAACCGCAGCAGTACGAGGTCGGCGCCTGCCTGGACAAGCGCGCCGGCGCCTCGGCGATCCTGATGTCGCGGCGCTCTGCGAAAACGGAGTCCGTCATCCTCTGGACCGTCGGCATGATGTCGCTGATGCCGAACCTCAAGGTGGCATTCACCATGGCGACGACGCGCGAGGCCGCTCGAGCAAAGTTCCTCGCCGACGTGTACCCCATCATGGAAGAGCTCGCCGAGGCGGACCCGGACGTGCACCTGCTCAAGGGCGCGGGCTACGAGCGGCTGACGCTCCCCAACGGCTCGCACTTCGCCGTGCTCGCCCCGAACGACAAGGCGTTCCGGTCCAAGGAGTTCGACATCGTGATTGTGGACGAGTCCGGCCACGCCGACCCTTCGGTGCCAGACGAGCTCCTGCCGGCGCTGTTGCCGACGCTCGACACGTCCGAGCTCGGAATGCTCATCGTCATGGGGACGGCTGGCGAGTACCGCGACGGCAACCTGCTGTGGGACACGCTGCACGACCCTGACGCAGAGGTAGTGGACTACTCGGCCGAGGACGGCGCTATCGACATCGAGCGCCTCGCCGACTGGGACTACGCGCGCCAGATGCTCGAGGCGTATCATCCCGGCGTCGGCACCCTCACTACCGTGGACAGGCTCAAGCGCAACTGGACCTTGCTCAAGCCCGAGCGGTTCGCCCGCGAGTACCTGAGCGTGTGGGGCCGCGCCGGCGGCGACGGTGGGCTGTTCGACGCGGCCCTGCTCGCCGACGCGGCGCTCGAGGGTGATCTGCCGGCGCCGCCTCAGCGGTTCGCCCTGGCGATGCACTGCGACAGTCAGGGTCGATGGGCGCTCGTCGCCGCGTGGCGCGAGGACGACGAGGGGCGTGTGCTGTTGCTGGACTTCGGCGAGCGCATGCCGCTCGGATGCCAGCGCGCCCGCGACATCGCCCGCAAGTACCGTGTCCCCATCGCCCTGGACGTGCGCGCGAATCAGACCATGATGGACGCGAAGCAACGCCTCGAGCAGCAGCGCCCGGCGCCGCGCCTCGAGCTGCAGACGTTCGAGGATGTCGGCGCCGCCTTCGAGCGCTTCACCGACGACATGATCGGCGGGCGCATCGGGCACTGGAACCAGGGCCGCATGGTCGATGCCCTGTCCGGCGTGAAGCGCGTGCAGATGGGCAACCGCTGGAAGTTCGCGCCCATCGCCGACGAGGCGCGCATTCCCGAGGCCACAGCTGCGGCTATCGCGCTGCGCTCGTTCGACGCGAAACCCCGCTCTCGTCAGGGAGTTCTCGCGCCTGTAGCGGTCTGACATATCCATTCACTAGAATGCATCCGTGGGGATCAGAACAGACATCGCAGCGCTCGCGCGCATCGCCGACTCGTTCGCCTCTGTCCCTGACGCCAACACCGGCATCCGCTCGCCATTCGCCGGCGACCTGACCCGCATCGTCGTGCCGGATCTGCTGTCGCTGTTCGGCATCGACGACTGGACGTGCTTCGGCCGCGAGCAGGCGATGAGCCTGCCGGGAGTGTTCCGCGCTCGCGGCATCCTGTTGTCGCTCATCGCCGACAAGCCTTTGCAGGCGTGGCGCGGCGGAACCGTGCTCCCCGCCGAACAGCAGGCGCCGTTCCTGTATCGGACGCCTGGCATCCTCGGCCCATGGCAGCGCATGGCGCGCACGCTCGACGACCTCATTTTCTATCCGTGGTCGCTCTGGATCACGCAGCGCGGCGGCGAGCCTGGCGACGACGGACGCCGGCCGATCCTGAACGCCGTGCACTGCCCGTATGAGTCGTGGCGGGTCAATGAGCTCGGGCTCATCGAGCTCAAGAATCAAGACGGCGGATGGGATGTCGCCGACGACGACGAGGTTCTGCTCATCCCCGGACCCTCGGAAGGGCTCATCGCCTACGCTGTCCGCACGCTGTCGGGCTCGGCCGCGATTGAGCAGTCTTGGGTGAGCAGGGCACAAAACCCCTCGCCCATCACCGAGCTCCACCTGACGGACGACACGCAGCTGAACGACACCGAGATCATCGCCACGCGCGACGCCTACGTGGAGGCTCGCCGCGCGAAGAACGGTTCGGTGGCTGTGACGCCGGCGAACGTGGAAGTGATCGACCATGGCGGCGACGCCGACGCGGCGCTCTACATCGAGGGCCGCAACAGCAGCCGCATGGACATCGCGTCATTCTTCAACCTCCCCGGCGCGATCCTGGACGCCTCGCAGGCCATGGCATCCCTGACCTACGTCACCGAGCAGAACACGCGCTCGAGCGTGTACGACCTGTCGCTGCCCTACTGGGTGCGGCCCATCGAATCCCGCCTGTCGCAGGACGACGTGGTGCCTCGCGGCCAGCGCGTCGCGTTCGACTTCACGACCCTGGCGCCGACCGCGCCGGGCCCCGCATTGGAGGACTGAGCATGAGCGACCTCGAGGTAGGCATGTTCTCAGTGGACCTGGAATCGCGCACGGTGCGCGGGATCCTCGTCCCCTGGAACGAGCGAAGCCGTGTGAGCAGCACGAAGAACAAGCCGGTGATCTTCCCGCCTGGCGCCGTGCGCATCCCGCGTGACGTGAGCATCGTCGGCCTGAACCGGCAGCACGACCGCTACGACCCGTTCGGCCGCGCGGCGAAGCTCGACCCAGACAACGAGCGCGGCCTCTACGCCGAGTTCACCGTCGCCGACACGGAAGAAGGCGACGCCTGGCTCGCCGACCATGGCGACCTCGTGCGCCTGTCGCCGGAGCTCCGAGACATCATCCGCGATGCGGACGGCGAGACCGCCAGCGCCACCCTCACCGGCGCGGCGCTCGTGGAGGCCGGCGCGTTCGCCTCGGCCGGGCTGTTCGCCGTGGACGAGGACGAGGACACAGAGACCCCCGACGAGGCACCCGCCGAGACGGACGAAGAGCCGGTCACCGAGCCGGACGAAGAGAAGGAGGAAGCCGTGGCAGAAGCAACGGCAGCTGAGGTCATGCTCGGTGGACAGGGCAAGCCCTCGGACAAGAAGGAGCGCGGGCTGTTCGCCGACCGGCGACAGTACTTCAAGCTCATCGATGACGTGATGGGCGGGCGCGCTTCCTACGAGCAGCGCCAGGCCGTCGCGAAGTCGATGCCCGGCGAGGCCGGCATGTTCGCGCTCTCGGACGTGGACTACGACGGCGCCGGCGGCGTCGGCGCGCAGATGTCCCCGAGCCAGTGGATCGGTGAGGTGGAGACCCTCACCTACCAGCCGGTCTGGTACGACCTCTTCCCGACCGAGGGGCTCACGAGCCTGAGCCTCGGCGGCTGGAAGTGGGGCACCAAGCCGACCGGTGGCACCTGGACCGGCAACAAGGACGCCATTCCCAGCAACACGCCGACCGTGACGCCTGTCACCGACACGGCGACCCGCTGGGCCGGTGGACACGACATCGCCCGCGAGCACCGGGACTTCGGCACGCCGGGATTCTTCGAGTCCTACAACGCTGCGATGCGTGAGTCCTACGAGACCTGGAAGGACACCACCATCGTCCGCACCGAGGTTCTCGCCGGCGCGACGGACATCGAGGCCGACAACCCGACCGGGCTGACCATCGGCGCCGGCTGGTCGGCGCTCATCGACGGCGCGGCGCAGCTGGTGGCAAACGGGTTCGTGCCGACGTTCGCCGTCGTGGAGCTGTCGCTCTGGAAGTCCATGATGAAGGTTCCGAACAGCGACACGCTCGGATACCTCGAGGCCGCGCTGAACCTCGAGTCGGGCTCGCTGTCGGGCTTCACGTTCCGTCCGGCCGCTGGCCTGACGACCGGGCACATCATCGTGGGCTCGCGCCGGGCGGCGACCGTGTACCAGCTTCCGGGCTCGCCCATCCGCGCCGAGGCGCTGAACATCGCCAATGGCGGGATCGACGTGGGCCTGTTCGGCTACGCCGGCTTGCTCATCCGCAACGCGGCCGGCATCATCGATGTCGCGCCCTACACCCCGTAAGGAGTAGCCATGGCTGACAAGAAGCTGCACGACGTGGAGCCGGCCTACGCGCAGGTGCGCACGTCGCAGGCCGACGAGCGCATCCGCGCGGCGCGGGAGACCATCAAGCAGGCCGAGGCGCAGAAGAAGCTCTACGCCCCGTTCCTGCCCAAGAAGGGCTGAGGGCATGGCGACGTGGCACACGGTTGAGACCGCTCGGAACGAATGGGCCGACGCGCCCTACGACGAGGACGGCGGCGACGCTATCCTCACCGAGCTGCTCGCTGTCGCCCGAACGGCAGTGCAGGCGTTCGCGCCGGACCCTGCCACGTCGCCTACCTACATCATCGTGGACGGTATCCCGGTGCTCGTGGACGATGAGACCATCCCGGACGGCTACCGGCGCGCGCAGCTGCTGCAGGCGCGCAACGTCTGGAACAGCAGCCGCGCCGGTGCGTCCGGTGACTTCGATGACGGCAGCTTCGGGCTTTCCTCATTCCCGCTCGACTGGCAGGTGCGCCAGCTCATCCGGCCCAAGCGGGCTGTGCCGGTGATCGGATGAGCGCGCGTACCGGCCTGCTCGACGCCCTCGAGGCAGCGTTCGCCGCTGTGCCGGGGGTGAACAAGCCGCGCCTCGTGCGCGGGCCGCGCGCGACGGACCTGCCAGGGGGGCGCCCGTTCGTCGTCGCGCGGACTCTCACCTACGCCCCGCTCCCCGAGGCGCCGCTGTCCAAGGTGCGCTGGACCGGCCTCATCACGCTCGTGTCGAAGCACACCGACCTCATTCGCGCCGAGGACCAGCTGGAAGAGCTCTACGAGCTCGTATTCCAGATCCCTCGCACCGGCCGGTTCCTCATCGGCGAGGCGTCACTGACGGCCTACGCGCAGAACGAGGACGGCACACCTTCACAACTCGCCCTCGAGGTCCAGGTGACCTCCATCTTCAACCAGGAGTAGACCATGGCATTCGAGCCGTACATCCTCAACAGCGCCACACTGACGCTCGACGGCGACGCTTTCGAGGGACAGATCAGCGGCGCAGTGTTCACGCCGGCCAACAACGCCCCGGTGGCGTGGAAGGCGATCAACGGCGACAGCTACAGCCGGACGCCCACGGCCGACTGGACACTGGACATCAGCTACGCGCAGGACTGGGACGAGGCGACCGCGCTCTCGCGATACCTGCACGAGAACGAGGGCACCACGGTTCCGGCCGTGTTCACACCGGCGAACGGCGACCCGACCGTGACGGCCGACGTGACCATCACGCCGGGCGCGATCGGTATGGGCGATGCGGCCTCGGTGGCGGCATCGACGGTCTCGCTCGGAACGTCGCGGCCTGTTCTCGGCACCATCGTCTGAGGCGCCGACCATGGCGCGCATCGACGTGCGCAACTCGCAGGAGTTGCGTGACGTGTTCATCGCGCTACGCGGCATGGACGCCGACGTGCGGCGATACCTGCGCGCCTTCACGAAATCCAAAATGGTGACGCCATGGCTGCAGGCGATCAACGCCGAGGCGTCTACGCCCCTCGAGCGCAGCGTCATCGCCGGCACCAGCACCATCGCCACATCGGACCAGAACATCCGCGTGAGCGCGGCGACCAAGGGTCGGAAGATGAGCGGCGGGCTCGAGCCGAAGGTGGACTATCCGGCTATCGAGTTCGGCGCGAACCGCAACAAGCGCACGACCTACACGCGGAAGGGTAAGCGGGTGACACGGCACACGGCGCGACAGCTGCGCGGGCGGCGGCGCGGCGGCTATGTGTTCTACCCTGCGGCCGAGGAAATGACGCCGCGCCTCGCTAGTCTGTGGGTGCAGACCGTCGTCAAAGGCGTGGCAAACATCTTCGAGGGGAGGCCGTTCTAGTGGCACTCAGACTCGACATCCTCGCCAACACCCGGCAGTTCGTCAACGAGATGAAGCAGGCCGGCGCCTCGACCGAGGACATCAGCGACTCGCTGGATGAGCTCAAGCGCCAGGGCGACAAGGACATCGGCGCGCTCGAGAAGTCATTTCAGCAGCTCGCCCGCGAGGCCGGCACGACCGACAAGAAGATCGAGGGTATCGGCAAGGGCGGGTTCGGCAAGGCCGGCAAGGCGTCGGCTGAGTTCAAGGATGAGGCGCTCGCCAACATCTCGGAGGTAACATCCTCGTTCGACGGCTCACTCGAGTCCATCGGAGATCTCGCTCAGGGCACCCTCGGCGGCATCACGGCGGCAATCCCTGGAATCGGCATCGCAGCAGCCGGCGCGGCGGCGGCGGTCGGCGTCATCACCGAGTCTTTCGTGAAGGCGCAGGAGGCGACCGATGAGGCGAAGAACAGCGCCTACGAATACGGCCTGACGCTCGACGCGACCGGCGAGCTCGCCGATGTGACAGGCCGCATCAACGACCTGACGGGTTCGGTCGAAGGACTCAAGAAAGTGCAGGACATCGCCAACGTGTCGGGCTGGGAGCAGAAGGAAGTACTCAAGGCGCTGGCTACCGGCGACGGCCTGCCGGCGCTGACCAAGGCGTTCAATGACGGCGCGAATTCCACCGACGTGGCTATCGGCCGGCTGAACGAGCTGCAGGGCTCGCTCGACGGCACGCGCCAGGGGTTCGATCTCGCATCGACCGGCGCCGACGTGCAGGCGTCTGCGCTCTATGACCTGGCGAAGGCGAGCGGTGAGGCGACCGGCGAGGTTGACCTGCTGGGCAACGCCGTGGTGACGATGCCGGACGGCAAGAAGATCGTCATTGATGCCGAGACGAAGAAGGCGTATGAGGACATCGACACGCTCGAGCGCAAGAAGTTCTCCGACAAGAATGTGAACGTGCGCATGACGCTGGACGATTGGGCGCTGCGCTCGTACACGCCGAGGACTATCAACGTTCCGGTGCGGTTCGGCTCGCTGCGCAACGATCAGTGGCAGGTGGGGCCGTAATGCCCTACGTCATCATCGACGACATCATCCAGTGGGTGCCGGACGGGTCCGGTTCCACGAGCGTCACAGCGCAGGACGGCACCGGCGACTCGTTCGAGCCAATCATGCTGACCCAGTGGGA